AGAGGTAATGCACTGTGATTAAATCACTCTTCAGTTTTATATTTGCTGCGGTGATGTGGGTACAAGTCCCACAGTGGAGCGATGACTGGAGTAAGTGCGCTGTTGATGTGCCAGACACAGCATGTCATTGGTACATCACAGCACCTGATAGCACCATGGGTGTTGGATTTAGTTGGGAGAATGCTCCCTGGTTCAGTGCTGAAGGTCTCCTAGACATTGGAGAACTTCACAACACAGTTCAATCTCTGCAGGAAGCATGAATAACTTTGAACTTTTGATATACTTTGTGTGCTTCGCTGCCATTGGTGGTGCTGCCTTTGCTATGATGTGGGCTAACATTCAATCTATCAACGTAGAGATGAATACACCCAAACCAAAGCACCCTGAAGCACCTGAAGCAGGTGAAGAGGTGATGTATGTAGATCTATCCAGAGAAAAACTGGAAGATCTTTATAAAGATTCTTCTAATCTTTAATAAGTCTAAAAAATAAATATATAAATTATTAGGGGGGTTGCAAAGACCCCCCTTTTTTGATATAATAAAAAAAATTAAAGTACTATGACTGAAGAAAACCTAATTGTTGATGTTGAAGCTCAAGAAGTTATTGACGAACCTGCTCAACCAGAACAACCAGAGCAACCAAAGATGTCGTACCAAGAAAGGAAATCATTAGAACGATCAAGGGCAACTACACTAAATAAAATGTTGAAAAATTATCGCCGTCAACAAAAAAACCCTCTTACTATTGCCAAAAAATTAGGATAGGAGTTTAGAATGCAAGCAGTAGTTTACACAAAGGAAAATTGTCAGTGGTGTGATAGAGTCAAACAACTTTTTAAAGCAGTTGAAATTGATTATCTAGAATATAAGTACAATAAAGATTTTAATAAAAATCAATTCTATAATGAATTTGGGGAGGGTGCCACTTTTCCTCAAGTATCAATTGGAATGAAACACATCGGTGGATGTAAAGAAACACTTCAATATTTGCAAGAGCAAAAAATCTTATGACTCGCACTGAAACAATCACTCAATTTGTAGATACCATCTTGGATGAGTATGTAATTACTAAGAAGAAAATTCGTGTTGATTTCTTCAAGTATCTGCAATCCGAAGATATTGATAGGAAAACTATCAATGAATATACATCAGACAAATTTCATTTTGTCACAGATCTCTTAGATGAGGTTGATGGTGCTCTTGATGGTGATAGGTTTCTAGTTGAAGCTTATGGTGGTTATAAAAAATCTGAACTAAAAGAACTTAAGTGTTTATTGGAAAGATTTATACATGATGTAGAGAAATATAAAGATTTCAAAAAAATTGTTCGCCGCAAGAGAAAGAAAAATCCAGATCAGCTGACCAAGGACTTGCACTTAATCCAAAAGCCTGTTATAATAGGAGAGGAAAAATACACTCCCGTTTCCAAGACGGAGATCATTGACTCTAAGTCAGTGTTCCTAATCAACATAAAAACCAATGAAATTCTTTTTTTGACAGGTAAAAAACTTTCTTGTACTGGTGCAAGGATTATTAATTACGATGAAGAACTTTCTGGCATTAAAAAAATTAAAAAGATTGATCAAACAATCAAAACTATTATGTCAGTAACATCTTTAAATTGTTCACGATCATTCGGTGAACTACCAAACAAAATTAGATCAGTGCCCAAAACAGTTTCTCCAAACTACTTTCCATTGAGAGTTATTAAATGACTGACATACCCGAGAAGTATCTAAATACTAACGTAAGGGCTATGTTAAGTGGAGGCAACGTAGAAACTGAACCGGAACCAGAACCAGAATATGTTCTTTGCTTAGATAAATTATTTTCTTGTTTCAAGAAAAAATATCGAGTAAAGTTAAAAATTATTAAGGAAGAACCTTAAGGAGAGGATCATGACAGAAGTAACTACACTAGTGCTCAGCTTTTTATTCTGTCTTGTGGGTGTGGGCCTGGGTTTCATTTTTGGATGGTTTGGTAATGAATACTATACATCATTCATGGAGCTAACAGCTACACAGAATATGAATATTCATCCAGAGATGTTAAACGATCAGGGTTTTATGATTGAAGAAGAACTTTTGTCCGTTAGATTTATAGACGAGGAGGAATACGAAGAGGACTAACTATGATTTTAGTTGACATGAATCAATGTATGATCAGTAATCTGATGGTACAAGTGAAAAATAGTAATGGACTTGATGAAGATCTAGTTCGGCACATGGTCTTAAATTCTTTAAGACATTATAAAAAAACATTTGGTAATGAGTTTGGCGAACTAGTTCTTTGTTATGATTCTAAATTTTATTGGAGGAAGAAAGAGTTTCCTTTCTATAAACAGAACCGTAAAAAAGATAGAGAAAATTCATCGCATGATTGGAATGCTATCTTTGAATGTCTAAACAAAATTAGAGACGAAATTAGAAACAACTTTCCATATATTGTCATGGATGTATATGGCGCAGAAGCTGATGACATCATCAGTATTTTGATCAAGAATAATTCTAGTAAGGATAATCCAGAAAAAGTTCTTATCATGTCTGGTGATAAAGACTTCCTTCAACTAGGTAAGTATTCTTTCGTTTCTCAATATAATCCAGTACAGAAAAAATACATCACTCTTGATAATCCCAAAGAATTTTTGATGGAGCATATCATTAAGGGAGATCGAAGTGATGGTATTCCAAACTTCTTATCTGATGATGATACATTTGTATCTGGTAAGAGACAGAAACCAATCAACAAAAAAAATCTGGTGAAGTGGATTTCTGCAGATCCAAAAAGTTTTTGTACTGATATTCAATTGAAAAATTATGAACGCAATAAAAAATTAATTGATCTGAGTTGCATTCCAGAAGACATTCAAACTGAAATTGTCTCCGAATTCAATCGGTTAAATAGTACTGTAAAACAAGGAGTTACAATTAATTACTTCTTAAAAAATAAACTGACTACACTATTAAATGATATAGAGGATTTTTAACTATGGCTGAATTACCTGTAGAAAAATTGTTGATCTCTGAAGTTCTTCAGAAGATCTCTAACGCTAAAACTAAAAAAGAAAAAGTTACACTACTCAAGAAGTATAAGAGTCCTGCTCTACAATCTATTCTCATTTGGGGATATGATGAGTCTGTAAAGAGTATGGTGCCACCAGGTGATGTTCCATACACTCCCAATGACACGCCAGAGGGTACAGAACACACGTTGCTCTTCCATGAGTACAAGAAACTATACCACTTCGTTAAAGGTGGTAATGACAAGCTAGCCAAGGGTCGTAGAGAGATGATGTTCATCCAACTACTAGAAGGCCTTCATGAATCAGAAGCAAAGGTTCTATGTCTTGTCAAAGATAAACAATTAAATAAAAGATATAAAATTACTAAAGCATGTATTTCTGAAGCTTATCCAGAAATTCAGTGGGGAAATCGTTCATAGGAAAAACATATGGTATTATCAGGAACTGATATAGCTAACTTTAAATCTGTGTATAGTGTCGTCTGCATTCATGTAAACTGTGATCCTTCGGCTGCTAAAGATAAAAGTCTACCACGTAGTGCTTATCTAGTACATTGTGACAATGGAACTGAAGTCTGGTATGATATAGTTATGGGTTCAAAACTTGACATCTTCCATGCATACTATGATAAGTATGGAAATGTTGTTAAAGATATAGCATGGACTGATGGAAAAATAGTCCCTAAGCTCTGGAACTATGTCCAGAAAGAAGACACCAAAAAGAAAAATTAATTATGACTTCACAAATGACCGCTCAATTAGTTTCTGTCACTCCCGATGCAGAAAAAACTATGGCATATATTGCCAGAGTTTCTAACCCATCTAATCAGGACAACGAAAAGTATGCAGGTCTTTTAGGATATTGTATTAAGCACAATCACTGGTCTGTATTTGAACAAAGTTCTATGACTTTGGAAATTGATACTACTAGAGCTATTGCAGCTCAAATTTTAAGACATCGTAGCTTTACATTTCAAGAGTTCAGTCAGAGGTATGCTTCTAGTGCTATCTTATCAGATAAGATTCCTCTTCCAGAACTTCGTAGACAGGATACAAAGAATCGTCAGAACTCTATTGATGACCTTGATCCTTTCATCACTCAGAAACTAGAGATGCAAATGCAGACTCTATTTGATTCTTCTATGGCACTGTATCAACAAATGCTTGAATCTGGGGTAGCGAAGGAGTGTGCTCGTAATGTGCTACCTCTCTGCACACCAACTAAAATTTATATGACTGGCTCATGCAGGTCATGGATTCATTATATTAATTTGAGATCTGCAAATGGAACACAAAAAGAACACATGCAAGTCGCAGAATCATGTAAACAAATCTTTATTGAACAGTTCCCTACAGTTGCAGAAGCACTGGAATGGATTACAGTTGATTGACATATGAAGAATCGTATGGTATTCTAAAGAAGATAAGGAAACAAAATCCTATTGATCACAGATTATGAACATTTTTGTTACTGATCAAAGTCCATCTAAATCTGCACAAATTCTTCCAGACAAACACATTGTCAAAATGCCTCTTGAGTGTTGTCAGATGCTTTCGATTATATACTCATCTTGGTATTACGACTGGGGTCCTATCCATAAAATAAATGGTGAACCCTATGCTACTAAGAAAGGTGCATTTCGTAATCATCCCTGCACTAAATGGGCATCAGAGAATATATTCAACACTGCATGGTTAATCGCTCATGGTACTGCATTGTGTATGGAGTATACACATAGATATAATAAAGTACATTCATGTAGTCACGCTTTATTTGAAGCAAAGAAAACTTTTCATCGTAAAGCAGATAAACCAATTATATACCACACACAAGCACAAAATTTTGCACGAGCAATGCCCGATGAGTTTAAACTTGACACAAGCATTGACACTTTTACTGCTTACAAAATGTACATTAGCAGCAAACCTTGGGTTACATCTAATTATCTTCGTGACCCATCCCGTAAACCAGATTGGATTTAATTATGCCAACATACCCAGTAATAAATAAAACCACTGGAGAGAAAAAGGATCTCTCAATGACCATGAAAGAATATTGTTCTTGGAAGGATGAGAATCCCGAATGGGATAAAGATTGGTCTGCAGGATGTGCTTCTTCTGTCAGTGAAGTTGGAGATTGGAGGAACAAAGTTCCTGGAGATCTTCAGAAAAAAATCAATAACATTAAAAAAGGACATCACGGTTCTACAATTCAGGGATTCTAAGTATGCCAAGATCGAGAAAAAAAACTACGCCAGATATTAATGGCATGTCTGCAAAACAAATGAAACGCAGGAAGCCAATCAACTCTGATATGTTGGTGGGAATTGAACCACTAACACCAGCACAAGAGAAAGTATATGCAGATTGGGCATCTGATAAAAATCTTTTTATGTTCGGTGCTGCTGGTACTGGTAAAACTTTTATTGCTCTCTATCTTGCTCTCAGAGAAGTTCTGAAAGAAGAAAGTCCATATGATAAAGTTTATGTTGTACGGTCCTTAGTTTCTACTAGAGAAATTGGTTTCCTACCTGGTGATCATGAAGATAAATCATCTCTTTATCAAATTCCATATAAAAATATGGTAAAATTTATGTTTGAGATGCCAGATGACAATTCATTTGAAATGTTATATGGTAACTTAAAAACACAAGAGACTATTTCCTTCTGGTCAACATCATTCATTCGTGGTACTACATTTGATCGTGCTATCATTATTGTGGATGAATGTCAGAACCTGAACTTCCATGAACTTGATTCTATTATTACCCGTGTTGGTGAAGACTGTAAAATTATTTTTGCAGGTGATGTTCAACAAACTGATTTGGTAAAAGCAAATGAAAAGAATGGTATTCTAGACTTTATGAGTATCCTTCGTTTGATGGATGAATTTGGTATGACTGAATTTGGTGTTGATGATATTGTTAGGTCTGGATTAATCAAGAGTTATCTGATCAGTAAGATTAGTCTAGGATTCTGATGTTCAATCATGTAAAGGTAGACTTACCTGATAAGTTAACTAGAGAAACTATTGATGGTAAGAGATACTATAAAGTCCCTGGACATGAGAATAAGAAATTAGTCTCTGTTACTACTGTTACTGGTTTTCAATCCGCTAAATCTATTGCGGCGTGGAGAAAACGTGTAGGTAATGAAGCAGCTAATAGAAAGTCTAGACGTGCTGCCAGTAGGGGAACTGGTATGCATACTCTCACTGAACATTATCTAAGGAATGAGGAGTTACCGAAAGCTCAACCTCTATCAGAATTTTTATTTAAGTTTGCTAAAACAGAATTAAATAAGATAGATAATATTCATGCACTAGAAACTCCCCTATATAGTTTTAAGTTAGGTATTGCAGGAACCGTTGATTGCATCGCTGAGTACAACGGTGAACTTGCAGTAATTGATTTTAAAACTTCAGAAAAACCTAAACCTGAAGAATGGATTGAAGGTTATTTTGTGCAAGCTGTTGCATACGCTTGCATGTTATACGAGTTAACTGGTATAATAGTCAAGAAACTTGTTATCATTATGTCCTGTGAAAATGGAGAATGCGTCGTCTATGAAAAGTATCACAAAAGAGAATACATTAGAAAACTTACTCAGTATATACGAGAGTGGAAGCTTGCTCATGAATAAAAGTAAAGAAGCTATCAACGAAGTTCTTGAAGAAAAATTCATGACTTCGAGTAAGTTTTCTATGGAGATCGAGAACATTGTAAAGTCTAGTAATGGACAATTAAATTACATTGAAGCTATTCTTACTTTTTGCGAAGAGAATTCGATTGAGTTTGAATCAGTATCAAAGTTACTGTCCAAGACATTGAAAGAAAAACTTAAGTATGATGCCCAACGGTTATCATTTATGAAAAAATCTTCTAGGGCAAAACTCCCTATTTGATATGGATGGGTACGAGGTTTATAAGATATACCTTGCTCTAAAACTACATTTCACCAAAGATAAATATAACTTCTTTACATTCAATGGTAAGTCTAGAGCAAGCCTGTCTTCATTTGAAAAAAGAAATGATAGATATTTCTTTAAAAAACTAGGTACAAAATTTAATAGAGAAGAGATTATAGAGTTTTTTGTAAGTCACTTTATAGAAAACGAAAATACCTGGATAGGTAATATCTCTATACACAAATCAAAGACATACGCTGGATGGAAAAATAAGATCCAGAGTATGTCATTCAATTTTAAACAAGAACTAGAATCTTTACTTGATGATAATGATAGTTTAGATGATCTGTTCAAAATCCATGATGGCAAACATCCGATTATATTAAGAGAACATTTATCGGGTAATGTTTGTATAGAGACCATGGTCATTTTAAACACCTTGGTTAACTATGTTCCATATTTTACTTCTAGTATTGCTGATCCCATTGTTTGGCCGGATATCAAAAAGAAAGTAGTAAAATACGAACCTTTCCTGTCAGTGGACAAGTCTAAATATAAAGGTATTCTGTTAAAGTTATGCAATTCTTCGACAATGAAATAGTTCGTTCTGAAGCTGCAGAAATGATGCAAATTTATGAGGACATTATAGACCTCATGGGATCTGCAAAATTTAAAACTCCAGAGGGACTCAATCAATACTTAGTTAAAGTATCTCGTATGATTGAATTACAAGAGATGATTTATTTTCGCGCTAAATATTCTAGCGAAGAAGATGCACAAGAATTTGTAAACTTTTTAAAATTATCCTTTCCGCTAGTAGCTGTAAAGGGTGAGACAGATGTCACTGATTCCTTTCGCAGAATGAAATCTGATATTGAGAGGATGAAGGAGTCAATAGACCTTGACTAACCCCCGCCCATCTGGTATAATAGCTAGGTGGTCGAACCACAAAGGCCAAATACGTACAAATACGGAGAACACACATGTCATTTGCTGCACTCAAAAAAAATTCTAACTCATCATTTGAGAAACTGACTCGCGAACTTGAGAAGGTTGCTAGTAGTCAACAAAGTTCATCTAATGATGATCGTTTCTGGAAACCAGAACTGGATAAGTCTAGTAACGGTTATGCAGTTATTAGATTCCTACCCGCACCTGATGGAGAAGATCTTCCATGGGCTAAGTTGTTTAGTCATGCATTCCAAGGTCCAGGTGGATGGTATATCGAGAACTCGTTGACTACGATTAACAAGTCTGATCCTGTTGGTGAAATGAATCGTGAACTGTGGAACAGTGGTCGTGATTCAGATAAAGAAATCGCACGTAAACAGAAACGTAAACTGTCCTACTACAGCAACATCTATGTTGTCCGTGATCCTCTCCATCCTGAGAACGAAGGTAAAGTATTCCTGTTCAAGTTTGGTAAGAAGATCTATGATAAGATCATCGGTGCTATGCAACCAGAGTTTGAAGATGAAACTCCAATCAATCCATTTGATTTTTGGGCAGGTGCTGATTTCAAACTGAAGATCAAGAAGGTTGCAGGATATTGGAACTATGATTCTTCTGAGTTTGCATCTGTATCTACTCTTGGTGACTTTGATGATGATCAACTAGAAGCGGTTTATGCTAAGACTAATTCTCTAGTTGCTTTCACCGAACCATCAAACTTCAAAACATATGAAGAACTTCAGAAACGTTTGAACACGGTGTTGAACACTAAGAAACAACCCCGTGTTGACATGGAGACTGAAGAGAATGAACTTCAGGATATGTCTGAGGGTCGTGGATTTAATTCACCTGACATTACAATGTCTGCTCCCAGTCGTCCTTCTACGCCGGAACCAGTTCGTGAAGAAGTTAAACCTCGCGAATCAACTGACGATGATGATGCACTGAGTTTCTTCGCAAACCTTGCTGAGTTTGATGACTAATAAGAAGGGGGTCTTAGGACCCCCTTTTTTTATACTGGTTCAGAAATTCTATATCCGTCGTCAGTTATTTTATATTGAGTATCGTAAGCTAATAGAGATTCAATTTCAGATTCCATAATTTTGGCACCTATTCTGGTTGGAAGATAGATTATTTTTTTCAATTCATTTAATTCATATTCATATTCTCTATTAGTAACTTTTGTTAGATTTTGTGAGGCAGTAACAGTTTTAGTAATTATTGAATTTTCAATTATTGTACCGTTAGAATCATACTCTGCATAATCTATGTATGTAAAAGACCATTGATCATATGTATTAGTTTCTGAATTAAAAATCTTTGGAAAATATCCGCCAGTATTCTGTTGAGTACTGTTGGTAAACAATTCAATTACGTTACCACCTTCTAAAACAATATTTCCAAAACTATCTTTTACATCATTGGTCTCCCAGTGTCTTGGGTCATCAGACTCAGTACCATATTTGTTTAGTATAAAAGTATCTAGTTCATCACCATCTAAAGGCCACTCTGTATTCATGTTTGTTATATTGTTCAATAATAAAATTGTCCAGAAAAATCTTGGATCTCTATAAGCTTTAAATGATAAAGAGTCCGGTCTTTCTCCAGGTAAAATTGTATATTGTTTAGAAGAAGCGTATACTGCATTGAAACTATCTCTTGATCTTACTCTACGAAATAAATTTTTAGATAGTTTAAATTTACCAGCTATTTTAAAGTCTGGATATAAAAAATTTGGTGTTGAATCAAATAACATTAGAAACCTCCATTGAAAACATCTTGATTTGTGATAATAGACATTTCACCAAATGACATCGTTAAATTATATGCAATTGGTTGAGGTTTTCCATTAGACATTCTAGTTGCCCATACGCCATCTGGTGTATATTGTACTGAAATATTTTTACATACACATTGTTTCAATCTTGGTAGAGATTCTATTTCACTACCTTGACATTTCCATTTTAAGTTAAAAATATTTGGGACAGTTAACCATCTTTCTGTATTTTGACTACTCTCTCCTCCAAGTGCAGTCTCGTTATCACCTTTTTTTACAACTAAATCTGGAGAAAGTACATCAACTATTCCACCAACATTTTGATCACTAAGGAAAAAATTAGAAAATCCTGGCATTACATTTGCACGAAGCACTCTTATTATTCTTTTAATTGATTTTTGTTCTCTCTCATTTCTAGGAACAAGTTTCCAATTAAAATCAAACTGTCTCAATCCAACTCCCTGAAATACTTGCTGCATATATGGATTAGCAATTTTACCAGCAACATTTTGCGATAATGCATTTGGGTCAACACCAATTTTATTCAACATGTTTTTAATCATTCCTATCTTTCCTGCTTGGGCAGCAAGTTGGATTGCATCTGTTACATTTTCAGTATCACCACCAATTGCATTGTTGATTGCTTCAGCACCAAATCTTCCTAGTGCTCCAACTGATTGATCTGACCATTGTGGACCATCTGTATAAGAAATATTATCTGGTATTGGTAATAATATTTTACCAGTCGATGATGTAGTAGTTGCTTTACTACTGAAAAAATCTGCTTGAGGTTTTACTGGTGTAGATGATCCACCACTTGCTGTTTCTTGTGGTGTAGTATTAGACTGAACTTGAGTACTCGGTGTAAATCTTCTTATACTTCTTTCTTCAAATTGTATCATCTCTAATTCTAGATAGTCGAATGTGTCGGCTATATTAGCCGGCCAATATAGATCACCGCTTACTACATCATTCTTATAACTTTTACTTGCTGCGGTCATAAATATTTCTATGATTATTCCTATAGCTATATATGAACACTTTGAAGGGAAAATACATTCCTAAAAATTCTGCCAAGTATAGAGGGGACTACCGTAATATTATTTATAGATCTTCATGGGAATTAAAATTCATGAAGTACTGTGATGGTAATCCTAGTATACTTGAGTGGGGTAGTGAAGAGATTATTATTCCTTATAGATCACCACTTGACAATAAGATACATAGATACTTTGTTGACTTTTATATAAAGGTTAAGGATGTTAATGGAAACATTCAGAAGTATTTGATTGAAGTTAAACCAAAGAAACAGACTAGAGAACCTAAGGTTCAAAAGAGGATGACTAAAAAATATATCTATGAAGTTACTGAGTATGCCAAAAACCAAGCTAAATGGACAGCGGCAAAAGAATTTTGCGATGATAGGAATTATAAATTTATGTTAATCACAGAAGACGAACTCAAAGTATGAGTATCTTTCAAGAGATAAAAGAACTAGCTGGTAATGAACCGAGATCATATTCTTGGTATCGTGATGCAGTAAGAATGAAATTTCAATCAGGTGATCTGTATTCAGATATGTCTGAGATGGAGGAGTCTATGATACCGACTCCAGGTGAACTTTATATGTTTGAATATAAGGCAACATATGCTGCAAAGTTGAAATTCTATGATGAGTTTCCACTCGTTTATGTTCTAAGTACAGGTACAAAATTTTTTGGTGCTAACTTACATTACCTAAGACATAGGTCTAGGATGAATGTAATACTAGGATTAGAAAATGGTAGAGCTAAATTTCCTAAACAATGTTATCACCATTATGTTGTAGCGGGACTAGAAACACCTCTTTATAAAATAAATAGAGAAGATTATAAAACATCAATCTTTCTTCCTATTGAAAGTTTTGTTACTAGAAAGAATAATATGTATCAACAATATAGTAAATCAGCAGTCTGGGGAGAAACTTCTCAATGAGTAGAATATCTGGCGCAACGCCAATGTCGAACTATTCGACATTTAAAGAACAATTTAAAAGATCTGGTTACAGTGCTAGTAACTTCTATGATGTTATTATTGAACTGGAGGGTAACCCAAAACTAGTTAGACAACTCTCAAGAGATGACGAGTTTGACTTACAACCATCTAAGAATTTACTTAGAATATATACTGATGAAGCTAGTATTCCTGGACTTCAAATTTCTACTGGTGATTATAGAATTACTAACACCCCAAATTTAAAGTATGCTTATGGTGCAGTGTTCAGTGAAATGGAACTTTCTTTTATGATGGATTCTGATTCAAGGATCAAAAGTATATTTGATCTGTGGACTAATTGGATATATGGTTACTCAAATCAAATTACAGATTTCCCAAATTCAATTGAAGATATTCTTAGATCATCAGCGCCACAGAAAAATTTTAGAGCAGCATATAGAGATGATTATACATGTGACATAATAATTATAAAGTATGAAAAATATATGAATGGTAAGAAAAATAGTGAGGAACCAAATAACAATTCTTTAGCTTATTCTTTACGTGATATAATACCAGATATTAGAGACAAAAAAAGTCTAATGAACTCTGGATTTTATAAGGCTATACCAGTACATGCTGTGAAATTATTTAATGCTTTCCCATCAAATATAGCATCAATTCCGTTAAACAGAGAAGAAACATCTATATCAAAACTATCAGTTTCTTTTGAGTATGAAACTTATACAACTACAACATTCAATGGTGACTCTGTATCAAACTTTAGGGATCCTATAAACGGAGGTGGAGAAGGAATAGATATCTTAGATGCTTTGTTGGGACTTATTCGCTAAGTAGTGTATAAATACTTCCGATAGTATTCTACATTATAAGGAGTTGTAATGGCTTTACCAAAACTTTCTACACCAACATATGAGTTGGAGATCCCATCTACTAAAAAGAAGATTAAATATAGACCCTTTTTAGTTAAAGAAGAAAAAATTCTTCTACTTGCTATGGAAACTGAAGATGAAAAACAGATGGCAAATGCAGTCAAAACTATTTTGTCCAACTGTATTCAAACTCCAAAATTTAAAATTGATGATCTTGCTTTATTTGATATTGAATATATCTTTCTGAACATTAGAGGAAAGTCGGTTGGTGAAACAGTAGATTTACAAATCACATGCCCAGATGATGGTGAGACTGTAGTTGATGTAAATATTGATTTGGAGGATATTAATGTTGATAAAAAAAGTGATCATACAAATATCCTAGAGATGAATGACACTGTATCAGTTGTTATGAAGTATCCAAGTATGGATCTATTCATTAAAAATAATATGGCTGATAATGTATCTGAAGTTGATGATATTTTTGAGATTGCATCTATGTGTATACATCAAATTGTAGATGGTGAAGAAGTATATGAAGCTTCAAATTCTACCAAGAAAGAAATTAATGAATTCTTGGAGGGTATGGATACTAAACAATTCTTGAAGGTACAAAATTTCTTTGAGACTATGCCGAAACTATCTCATACAGTTTCTGTTACCAATCCAAATACTAAAGTGAAAAGTGATGTAGTAATTGAGGGACTATCAAGTTTTTTCTCATAGCCCTATCCCATGAAAGTCTTGAGAATTTTTATAAAGTTAATTTTGCAATGATGCAACACCACAAATATAGTTTAACTGAATTAGAAAACATGATTCCTTGGGAAAGAGAAATTTATGTGACTATGTTAGTAGATTATATTAAAGAAGAAAACGAACGTCAAAAGAGCCAACAGAGTTAATATGCCAGCACCACTCGCAGCAGGATTACTAAAAGGACTCCTAGGAGGAGCACTTCGTGGTGCAGCAGCAGGAGCTCGTATTGGTGGTCGTTCTCTTGCTAGGGGTGCTGCTAGAGGTGCTAGAGGAATGAGGGGCGGATTTACAAGAGGAATTAGAAATACCGTCAGGGGCGGAACGTTTAAAGGCAGTAAAGGTAAGGGTACTAAGGGTGGTTCGATTGTTAAAAAAACAAACGACTCTGCTATTACTAGATCTGAAAATGGTGGTCTTGCTGTACAAGGTAGAACCATCAAAGAAGGGGGAGCGTTAACTTCATCACTCGGCCCAAGTAGTCAGAAGTCTACTTCAATTATAAAAACTGGACCTGCTAAAAGTAATGTACTTGGTCTATTAGAAGATATTAAAAAGACTGCAGATCAAATTCTTGAAGTAGAAGTAAAAGAATTAGATAATGATAATAAAGAATATAAAGATACTAAGAAAGAACAAGCTAAAGAAAGAAAATTATTAGAAGCTGAAAAGAGAGACGAGGAAGAAGAGAAACAAGAATCTAAAAAAGCACAGAAAGGAAAGTCAAAACCAAATCCTGTAGTAAGAGCTGCAAAGAAAGGTATTGGTAATATATTTGAATTTTTACTTGATTTATTTAAAGACTTTGTTGTATTTAAAATTTTAGATTGGATTGGGGATCCAAAAAATAAAGAGAAAGTTCATCAACTGGTTAAGTTTATAGGAGCTATTCCAGGTGCCTTAAAGTTCATGTGGAAGAACTTTGTTGAACCGTGGTGGGAATTTAGTAAAAAGCTTTTTGGTGGTGGATTTAAAATATTCATGTCTTTCTTTGAAGTATTCAAAGATGTTATTACACTTAATTGGTTGACTAATCCAGGGGACTTCTTCAATAATTTGATGGAGATTCCTAAAACATTAATTGAAGTTGTACCAGGAATTATTGGCTCTTTATTAGATGCAGTCACTGGTGGTGCTATAACAAAAATTGGTGATTTAGTTGGTAAGTTATTTAATAATCCACTGAAAGGAATTGATCTTGGTAGTGTAACAAGTTTGCTTGGAAGTGCTGCAGGTTTTGTTAAAGGATTACTTGGTAATACATGGTCTGGTATTACTAATGCTGTTGGTGGATTGTTCGGTGGTGGTGGAGATAAGAAAAAAGAAGCTCCCAAAACTGCCGCAACTAGACAACAACAGCGTACATCATCAACTAAAACATCGACACCAGCTAAAACAAAAACACCACCTGCAGCAGCAAAGCCTTTAACAAAGACTTCTGGTACTGCAGATCTTGGTACTAGGAATTATGGTGTCAAGGTAAACGCCGCGAAGAGTGTTGAACTAGATGGTACAAAATATATTTTTACCAGAAAGAAAGATGGTTGGTCTGTTATCACAAGAACCAAAAACAGTGGTAAAGGCGCTGCGATTAAAACAACTAGAATAGATCCAACTAAAGTTGAGGGTCTAGTTCAAGCGTTTGACAAAGAACATGGAGGTATGTCTGATCCAACAGGAAGAGGCACTGATCCACCAGCAGCTGCTCCAACAGGTTCGGGTGGAAATCCATATGATATGGTTGTGACTTCATCTGCGATGCAGAACAGAAGTTTAGCAATATCTTCTGGTATGCATATGGGAGTTGATATTGCTAACGGTAAATCTGGAGCACCACTACAAGCCTTTACTGATGGAACAATTACTGGCATTGGAGTTCCATCTGCTGGTTATGGTAACTGGGTTTCTTGGACAGACACAGCTGGACTTGAACATTTCTATGCTCATATGAAGAAACCAACTCCATTTAAAGTTGGTGATAAAGTAAAAGCTGGAACTAAACTTGGTGCGGTAGGAAATACTGGAAATTCTGATGGAGCACATTTACATTGGGAAGTTTCTACAACACCAGGTGACACTGGTAGGTCAAAGGCATCAGTTCTTTCTAGAATTAATCCTCTATCAAAGTATGCATTCACCGCACCATTCGGTGGTTCTACTGCTCCAGCAGCTGGTTCTGCTGTTGATGCACCACCACCTGCTCCTGCTAATGTAACATCTTCACCATCTAAATCAGGACCTAACTTAAACAATGCACAACAGGAGAGCAAACAGTTAACGACCAAACCTAAAGCAACACAACAACCAACTATTGTTAATAATTCAACCTCTACTCAGTCTGTTTCGGAACAATCAGAAGGATTCTCTGGTGACATTCTTCCTACATCTGGACTGTGGGCAATTTATAGTTATCACTTATAAGTAAATGTCAGATATTAACGTAATAGCCCACGGCATAAATCCAAAGACAGGTGAATATCTGTCACCCGCAGAGAGAAAAGCTCTGTTTAAAAAGGGGAAGATGGGTAGTAAGATTGACCCATCTGTATTCAAAAGTGATGTAATTTCAGGTGTCAAAGCATCAGAGAAGGTAAGACAAAAAGCAGAGTCTGATGTAGGAGGATATGCTGATCTAGAACGTGAGATGGATAAACTAAATGATGAAGCTGCAGGAGGAGGTGGATCAGGTGGTAGTGTTGGTGCCATTGTTCCTTTCTCTGAAGTATCTTCTAGTAGTGCTTTATCAACAGACGTACAGGAATTAGAAGAACCTGTAGAAAAAGCAAGAGTTAACGTTGATGATGCACCGCCTCAACAATCTGAAGAGTCAAAAGAAAATTTTAAAGATGCTCTTAAGAAATTATTAGAGACTCTAAAAAGAATAACTAAGTTAAAAAATAAACAAAAAAAATCATCTAAGAAGACTGACAAACTTAAAGAAAAAGAAAAGAAGAAGAAGAAAAAAACGGAGAGAAAAACTCCTAGTAGAGATATATTTGGTGTTGGTAGAAAAATTAAAGGTAGAGTGTCAAAAACACTGGGTGATATCTTTGGAATCTTTGGTGATATTATAGCATTTTCAGTTTTAAATTGGATTGGAGATCCAAAAAATAGAGAACAGGTAAAAAGTATTGTTAAATTTTTAGGTCAAGCTTTTAAATTTATTGATTTCTTTGTGGGTGGGTTTATTGATAATGCTATGACAGGATTATCACAACTTCTCGGACCAGATAGCAGTATTGGGGAAAGGTTTGGTGGAGCTCTTAAATTAATAGGAGGTTTCTTTGTACTCAGATGGTTAAAAAATCCATTTAAAATAATTAAAGATCTCAAAAAAGTATTTAAAATTTTTAGTAAGTTTGGTAAATTTGTAAATAAAATTTTACGAAAACCAATTAAGATGATCCAAAATTTTGTTCAGAAATCTTTGAACAGCACTTTGGGTAAAGTGTTTAGTAGTAAACTCTTCAAACCATTAAGAAGATTTATTATTAAAGTTGGTGGTAAAAGTTTATTCAAACTACTTGGTGCAGTCGGTAGAGGATTCACTAAAATTATAAGTAGAGTTCCTTTTATCGGTGCTCTTCTACAGTTTTTTATGGATGTATTTTTATTCAAACAATCTCCTGCTAGGTCGGCATTTAAAGCAATAGGTGGAGGATTGCTTGGTGCTGTTGGTATGCTTGGTGGTCCAATAGGAGCTATCATCGGTGGATGGCTTGGTAGTGAAGCAGGTGGATGGTTGTATGATGCATGGTTTGGTAGTGGCCACAACCCAGATGATCCGAAGACAGATGACGAAACGAGTAGTGGTAATGGGGATGCAAATCCACAAACAAGTGGAGGAGGGTATACTGGACAGGTTCCACCAGCAGGAACAAATGCAAAAGCATTGTTGAATACTATTAGGTTTGCCGAAGGAACATCTCACACAGAAGGTTATAACACTTGGTTTGGTGGTAGAACTGATATGGACTTAACATCCATGACAATTAATGAAGTAGTCCAGGAACAAAAAAGAAGACTTAGTAACGGTGAAGCGACTTATGGAAGTTATACATCTGCTGCTGTAGGTGCATATCAGATGATGGAACCTGAGGTGTTCGCTGTAAAGGCTGGTTATGATCCATCAGCAACTAAATTTACTCCTGAAGTTCAGGATAGAATGGCAATTGCTGGTTACATGAAAGGGCAAGCAGGAATGTCTCAATCACAAATTGATGCTCCAATTAACAGGGAACAAATTGCACAGATAGCACCTGTATGGGCTTCTCTACCTATGATGAATGGTAAGAGTAGATATAATCAACCAGTAAAAAGTTTTGATACATTACAAGCCGTTTATAATAAGAGTCTTGGTCAAGGTGATGGGTATGGAATGCAAGCACCAAGAAAATCTCCTGCTAAAATGAAAAAAATTCCGATAAAGAATTCATCTATGCCACAATCAAGTGCAACGTTTGCTATTGATGAAAAAATGAAATCTACTACTGTAATAGAACAACCAATTATTTTAAACAACATACAAGAAAATAGTATTGGATTGTCAGTCAGTACTTTGACTCTAAATAATAAGAAGAAGTCTGTCAATCAGGTCCTTAGTAGGTTATAATGGCAAATCAATTCTCTGGTGATTTTACTTTAGAAGAAGTATATCTTTATAGTGTCTATAATACTCAGAAGATAGACATAAAAAATCTTGTAATGGAAATAAATTTATTTGAAAGTGTTATGTCTTCTGCTCTACAAGTAGAAATATTAATACAGGATATTGGACAAAATTTAATTAGTACTTTACCAATAGTAGGACAAGAAAGAATTCAAATAAAAATTGGAAGTAGAAATAAAATATATGATTTAAATTATTATCTTTATAAGGTAGATTCACGTACAATCATTGAAAAAGATCAAACATATATTATGCATGGTGTTTCTATTGAAGGACTTAGAAATGAAAACTTTAGGATTTGTCAGAGAATTGATGGTGAAAAATCTGAAGATGTAATTGAAGATGTTCTGAAAAAAAGTAATTTTTCTGGTAAAAAATTACAAAAAGACAGTACAGTTTTTCCTTTTGATATGTATGTTCCTAATTGGAGAGTGTTTGATTTCTTTAATTGGATGTCAATTAGATCTATACCTGAGTATAAAAAAGATTCAATTGGATTTCTTTTTTACGAAACATTTGATGGATATAACTTCAAATCTATTGATAAATTATTAGAACAACAACCATATCCTTCAAATAACATAACTTATAAGTACTCACAGGGAAATGTGAATGCTGTTTCTAATAAAGAGGCAGATAGATATAGAGTTATGAATTTTAATTTCCCTAAAGTGTTTGACATCTATGATGACTTGAGAGCAGGTGCTTTCTGTCACCAATCAATATATCTTGATCTTAATAGAGCAACTTATAGAGTATTCAAATCAAACGCAGATGATTACTAGGATAAGAGTGCTCACTTAGAAAAAGCTAAACCATATCTGAGTAATGGTTTAGCTCAAATGTTAGACAGAGGAAGTAGATTTATCTATAGACCATCAACTATCAGTACGTTTGGAGATTGGGATAATAATCAAAGTGATTCAGAGAAAGACAATATTGATGAAATGAACAAAAACTTTGAGAAAGCCTTTTACAGATACTACTTTATGCAGTATAATACAATCGATGTATCCGTTCCTGGTGACCTAGAAAATAGAGCTGGTAATGTAATTAAGATTGATTTACCAGATCCATCTAGTGCGTCTGGAAGTAATGTTAATCCCGATAAAAGGGCAAGCGGAAGATACTTAGTCACTTCTGTTAAACATTCTATTCTAAATAGAAGTGAACTTCGTACATACATCACATTATGCAGAGATTCATTTGGTGGATCTCCACTACCTGATACGAAACGATCAGAGAATAGAACAAACTTAGACGGTACAAATTAAAAATGGAAAACATCGAAAAGCATATCAAAAAGGATAAAGAGATCCTCGATAACCCAACAACTTCGCCTCAGATGCGTCGTCACATTGAAGGCCAACTAAGTCAATTAGAAAAATATCAAGAATCACATCCAGAAGATCATCATGATCCTTCAGATCTTGAACTTTATTGTGAGGATTGGCCTGAAGCAGACGAATGCCGTATCTATGAGGACTGATGTCAACATATAATCCATCAAAACCTTCTTCCAGTTTCATAGGAAATGATGATTTTCAATGGTGGTTGGGTACAGTAAAAAATGCTGACGACAGGGATGCAAAACTCGGTAGAGTTAAAGTAAACATCCTTGGATACCATAAACCAGGCGAAAAACCATCTAATCTTCCTTGGGCCATAGTAGCTGCACCAACTACATCTGCTGGTGTTAATGGTGCTGGATCTGCTGGTGCTCAATTAAAAGCAGGAAGTTTTGTTATAGGATTTTTTCTTGACTATCCAGATTGCCAACAACCGATCGTATTGGGTTCACTACTAAGTAAAATTAAACCAGTTGTAGATCCTAAGAGTCAGGAGGCGTTTGATTATTTTAGAGGTGTTGACAATGTTATTAATTCAAAAGATACATCTGATTCTGGAACACATCAAGCAGCAACTGCTGATCCAGAAACTAGATCATCTACATCAGAAGCAGCTGCAGTTGCACCAGAATCTCCAGCTAATCCGTCTGGACAACTTAAAGCAGTTCCTATTGCTAATGGAAAGGGTAATAACAGTACACTAAACTCTAACTTAACTTACGCCGTTACTGCAACAGCTACAGCAATTGCTCAAGCAAGAAAGGTAACTAAGGCAAAAACAAAAACTACAGTTGAATTAGATAAAGAAGATCAAACTATATTTGTAGAATCGAGTGAAGATTTTCCTTGGTCTGGTTGGCTTCAAATAGGAGAAGAGAAAGTTACTTACACTAACAGAGCAGAGGGAAAGTTTGTTTCTGTTGTCAGAGGTGGAGATAATACAACTCCAGTAGATCATAAAGTTGGAACTTCAGTCAGACTAATAACTAAGAGTGAATATCTTGGAGCGGATGAAGAAGGTAGCGAAAAGAAAGGAGAATTTCTAGGAACTTTCACAGACACATTACTTGATATTCAAGATTTGGTCGATAGAAATCTTGACATAATTAGAAATTCTATCATTGGTCTCGTCAATCAAATTAAATCTTGGTTGATTGGTCAAGCAACTCTTATCATGAATACCATTGGATTATCAATCCCATCGCCTGGTCCTGGAATTACCAAGATAATAACAGATGCTATAATGTTTATTCTCAATCAAATTGCTTGTCATTTTGATGGGGTTTTAATTGATAGTTTATTTGGTGTTATTGAAGATGCTATAAACGGTTTGAAAAATGCTGCATTAGATATTATTGATTCGGTAGAGTGCGTATTTGATGCAATCTTCCAAACAATTTTTAGTATTACTGATCTAGTAGAGAAAGTAATTTCAACTGTTAATGATATTGTATCAACTCTTGGTTCAATAGACATACAAAATCTGACAGATTTCTCTCAGATAAATGTTACCAGTGTCTTAGATTTTATCTTTAGTATCTTAAGAATTGGTTGTTACAAAGATACTCCAGATCCACACGCTATCACTTTTGATTCTTGTGCAATAGGATTTGCTTTAGACTGTGGTATTGGTTCCGGTAAAGGCATAGGTGCATCAATCACTGGAGTAAAAGGTAAATTAAATCCACAATATACCAGAATCCTAGGACAGTTCTCGGAGACTGGTACTATGGTGATGATGGATGATACTCCATATAATACCAGACTCGTTATTGAACATGGTCCTAGTAAATCTGGTATTCACATTTCAGATAACGGTGATGTTAGAATTACTAATGCACAAAGAAAAACAGAAGTTGTAATTAAAGACAACGACATCATTGTGCATGGAAATGTTAATATGATGGTTGATGGTAATTATCATTTGAAAGTTGGTAAGGACTATCATCTAGAAGTATTAGGTAATTACAATTTATCTGTTAATCAAGGGAGCTCATTAAACTATCTTGGACAACATCAAACTATACACAAGAGTGATGCTAGAATAGAATCAAGTAATGGTTTAGCTTTAACAGCATCTAAACTTGGTCTTTCAGCATCTGGTCAATATGAATTGTGGTCACCTGTTGCTACTAACTGGGTTAATGAAATGAATAATTTCTGCATCGGTTCATTTAATATCGTGACAACCTTCTATAACAAGAGTGTTTCTTTAAATAATTATTCACAAATTGTAGGTAATAACATCTTAAATAGAGTTGGTCTTAACTTTGAAATTGGTATTGGATCATCGAATAAAACCCAACTTGGAAACGAACAAGACTGGTTTGGTGGAACTTTAAGTGAGATTGTTACTGGTATATGCAGTAAAAATAAACTTGCCGCTGATCAATCAAATGTTACCGGGGTATCATCAGATACTAAACAAGCTGCATCTTGGGAGTCTATTGTTGGTGCTTCATTCTATCAGGCTACTGGAATAATGGCTGATTCAGCTGTTGGACTCAAATTGAATAAAACAGATGCATTGTGCTTAAATAAAGGAGCGTTCCATAGCACTTCTTGACTTTTGTTTTGTTCTGCGGTATACTGGTATCAATACAGGAGAGTTTCCATGGAAGTACGACCCGAATCAACCTTACATTCAGTTAAGGTCAATATGTTAACGAGAGTAGTCACTTTGATAGGTCATGATGGAGAGTCAGTAGAGGTTGAGAACAATACTGCTAATGAATTTTTACAGATGTGTACCTTTATCAATAAATCTTTGACCGAGGATATGATAGAGTATACTTATTGATATCGCACGGAACACAGTATATAATGTATAGGTAAGAGGTCAAAACCTCAGTGAAATTCCGGCTTTGTTTACCAAAAAGTCGGCAAAAAAATCCCGGGCCAAAATTGACTTTAGGCCCTTTTCGGGACGGTGGTGGAATTGGTAGACACACCAGACTTAAAATCTGTCGAGCATTACGCTCATGAGGGTTCAAGTCCCTCTCGTCCTATTTTTTACTCCGTAATTATCCTAATTTACAACGGAAAATACTTGATAAATAAAGGGTTTTGCTTGTATAAATAAATCCAGGATATCCAAGCGCTCGGAGATAACACACATGACTCTAACAAGAGTAACTTCAGGTGGAATTGCACCTGGAATTAGTATTAAATTTAATGCACAGAATGAACCACAGATGTCAGGTAATTTACCTGCTATCAGTTTTGAGGGGGATGATGATACTGGCATGTACCAGTCTGGTGCTGATGAAATTTCATTCGCCACTGGTGGTGTAAAGAGATTTACAATTGCTGCAGATGGAAAATTAAAAACTTATAGAGATTCATCCGATTCAGTCGGAACTGTTATTGGTGGTACAAATACAGATTTTGCTAATGCAAGAAATATTACTCTTTATGTCAACCAAGCTGATCTAAACTCAACAGATGCTGAAGACAATGATGGTGGTAATTTAAACAAACCATTTAAAACTATTGAGAGAGCACTTCTAGAAGCCGCTAAAAGAAGTTTTAAAACAGATCCAGCAGCAATTAGTGGTGCAAATCTAGAACCTGGAAAAACTTATATTATCACAACTGCAGGAAACACTGATTTTACGAGTGTTGGTGCTTCATCAAATACTGCTGGTGTATCCTTTATTGCTACCGGAACTGCAACTGGAACTGGTACAGCAACTCTTAATAATGACAAGTTTGAAGCATTTACAGTTATGGTGCTTCCTGGTCAATATGAGATTGACAATAGACCAGGACTAGATATCTTCACAAACCCACTAACTCAAAGTGTTGATGAAGATCCAACTGATGGAACTGCAGCAGCTGCTGGTAATTTGGGTACTGGTTCATCTTGGAGATTCAACCCAAGAAACGGTGGTGTTATCGTACCAAGAGGAACCTCTATTGTTGGTTATGACTTAAGAAAGACTGTTATTAGACCAAAGTACGTTCCCGCACCCTTCTCAGTTGAAGGAAGTATTACTGCAGATAGTTTCTCACTCCTTCAGGTAGCATTTGATGGTGCTGTCATGGTTGAGAGAAACCGTGGTTATCTCATTGAACAGGCAGAACTTAAAATGACTGCCAGCGGCGCTGCTGGTGGTTGGTCTTCTCTTAACAATATTGAAAAAGCTGCATGTCGTCGTGATATTGGTTATTTTATCGATGCAATTGTTAAAGATTTACGTACAGGTGGTAATGAACATACATTCGTTAACGCTGAAGCTTATGTTGATGGAAATGGTTATAGAAAAGAATTTTTAAATGCCGGTGATTCTGATATCTCAGGTGAAGTTGCAGATACTAGATTAGCTTTTGCTACAGTAACTTCTGCGATGAGAGATATCGTCAAAAGTTATAATGATGGTGCAACATACTTTACTGAAATTTCTTCTGGTAAGACCATTAACCGAGTTACATTTACACCTGGAGATGGTTTTGTAAGTAATGGTGATTGTAATAGTGTCGTAAATGCTGTTGCAATTCTTGGTGCAATTGCTGATGGTATCATTGCAAATCCAGATACCTATACCAGTCATACTGTTACCAGTATTCCTCTAGTTGGAGGTTCTACACAAAATCTTGTACTTAGAAAAACTCAAGGTGTATACAATCAGACTTCTATCTTTAAGGTAACTGGTGGTTGTTACTTCTGGCAGATGACATTTAAGGATGCTGAGGATGCACCTTATGATAGTGTAAGTTTCAATTCCAGCGGTATTCCAACATTCACCAAAGCATCTAATTACACAGGATATTCTCACCATAGAGTTGTAGCATTTACATATGCTGATCAAAGAAATACTGATGGTGAACTAAATCAGTATTATGCGAAGATTGATGCATGGCAAGGTAGATCTGGAGATGTTTCCGATGTAAGAACCGAGGAATTCCAGATTGTTGGTGATAGAAGTAAGAACTACACTATTGATACTGTAAACTCCTGTTCTCCATATATCTTTAACTGTTCGCTACGTTCAGTTTTTGGTTTATGTGGTATGCACACTGATGGTTATAAAGTTGCTGAGAACAGCTTTAAATCCATGGTTGTTGCACAGTTTACGGGCATCTCACTTCAAAAAGATAGAGACGTATTTATTTCACCAAAAGATCTTGAAGGTGATAGAGATAATACAACATATAATGATGATGACCCAAGCACAGCGCAACCTCCAATCTTTGCAGATCCAGACGCTCAATATAAGACAGATTGTAGACACTTCCACATTAAGGCATCCAACGGTGGATTTATTCAGGTCGTTTCTGTTTTCGCAGTTGGTTACGCTGACCAGTTCTTAGCAGTATCTGGTGGTGATATGTCCATCACGAACTCTAACTCTAACTTTGGTCAAGTTTCACTCCGTGCAAAAGGATCTCAGTTCAGATCATTCACACCTTCTTCTCAAGGTAGAATTACTGCACTTGTTCCACCTAGAGGTATTTCTGATAATGTTACTGATGTAACTTTCTATAATATTTCTGCAACTAACACATGGAGTTATATCGGTGCTGTTGGTGAAGAATTATCTGACGAACTCAAGAGTTTGAGAGATGGTTATACTGAATCTGGTGGATTTAGACTTTATCTAGAAACTGGTGCTACAACAGATGATGATATTCCAGAATTGGTAGTTGAAAGTGTAAAATCTGATGGTACAGTTGTAACAAAACGTTTCTTGACGTATGGTACTTCAGGTCAATTTGCTTTATTCAGAGATTTCTACGATAAAGATGGTATAACACCAGATGCTAATAAAATTATTAACCTACCATTAGAATCTACTGGTGGTGAAAGTGATAGAACATTTAATATAAGACTTACTACAACAACATCTACTTCAGATTTACCTACAAAGACTATTGGTGGTTCCACAATTCAAGCTACTAGAAACTCAGAAAGAATTGGATATTTTTGGGATCCCGCTGAAAAATGTGTATATCTAAAAGTAGATCATACGTATAACGTTTCAAACGGATCTGATGCTTTTGTAAACGACTTTATTTTTGATTCCAATGAAGAAAAATCATTTGAATTTGTGACAGCAATTGATCCAAATACTGGTATTACTACAACCGAACTACAACAAGTAACTAAGAATCTTCTAAAATATAAGACTGGTTTCCCATCTAGTTTGATTGTCAAGAAGTTCTCTGATACTAGAACATCACAACCTGGTGATCTTCTATGGAAAGTAGAATATACTATTCCTAAGTATCTTGCAAATAATGTAAATCCAAAACCACCCGAAAAGAGATTTATTATAAAAGGAACTAGACCAGGTAATGGTGAAGCAGATGTTCCATATAGTGATTATCGATTCATGATTTGGGATGTTGAAGAAGTTCAATCCTGGGAAAAGAATAGTAGAGATGGTATCTATTATCTAACTGTAATTAGAGCAGACGTTAATGAATTTGTTGATTATCGTATTCCAACAGGTCAAGCTGGTGCTGGAGACAATGTTGTTTCTATTATTAAGAGAAGACCTATTGGTATTACTGCAACTAACTCATTCAGTTGTACAACAATTGAAGCAGTTAATCTTTTCGACAAAGAAACTCAACTTATTGGTAATGTAAATTACCTATATCCATCAGTTAACGAAGAGGGTCCAACTTATGACATTAGAAAAATTTGGAACCCACCACAATCAGATAGTAGAGTTCTTGTAGAACCTATTGAAGTTGGAAATAGAATTAAAGATATTACAGTTCCTAACTTCAAGAGATATAAAACTTCTTCTGGTACTATTGCTACTGCTGAATGTCCATTCAAGGATATTCCGTCATTGACATCAATGACAGCTGAAGCTATTCACAGATTGGTTCAATCATTAGACCTCAGATATGTAGTTGACAATGGATCAACGACCACCATCTCAGCAAGTAGAATTTCCATTGCTCCAGTTAACACATGGGATAGTAGAATACTAAATTCGGGCGAAAAAGGTGATGAGCACTCATCTTCATCTGCTCTAAACTTGTATAATTCAAACTGGAGACTTGGACAACCAGAAGTATTATCCAATGGAGTTATAACTCCAGCTGGACGTAGAGAAGTAGATGTTAGCAAAGTTTCTAATTACAATACTTATGGTATCAATGCAGAAATTTTTGACAGAAGAATTGTTGTTTCTTCTCCTAATGCAGAAGGTGTAACTGGTACATCCATTAATGCAAATGCATTACTTGCAAGTTCTAATACTAATGGAACTGGAACGCACCAAGACGGACTTAAGTTTGCTCCAAAACTAAACCTATACAGACCATCTATCCTACGTGCTTCTTCACACACCTGGGAATACATCGGTCTTGGTTCTGGTAACTATTCAACTGGTTTCCCAAATCTACAGACAAGAGTTCTTAAGATTTACGAACAGTTTATTGCACAGGGTTATGAAAACGCTGGTGGATTTATCGCTTCTTCTGGTACTAACTCTGCAGGTGACTTCTACATTGGTAACCAGGTAATTCAAGCTGGTGGTACAAGTACTGTTACATTAAACGTTCCAAAACTTCGTAAGTCTTCTGAGTCTAACTACCTGGATATTGAAAATATTGAGAACAGAATTTCTAACGCTGTTATTAACGTAACTGCATCCGCAGGTAGAAGTGCTTCCGCACAATCCGCACTTAAGGATCTCGCAAACTTCTTCAACATTGCTAAACTAACTGTTAGTGATAAAGCAAACATCAGTAATTTGATTATTGGTGAAAGACTCTTTATTGATAGAGCAGAAATTAACAATGCTGCTAACTTCCCAGAAGGTAATACTAGTGCATATGGTTTCGTTAAGGGTGCTAAACCAGAGAAGACAGGTTTCATCTCAACTGACACCAACGACAAACTATATGTATCTCCTAAGTACCTAGATGCTTGGAGAGTTAAGAGACAACTTATTTCTGCTCAAGCTGTTACACTTGACAACAACAGAGTTTATATTCAACCATATCTACAATCAGCATTGTCTGGTTATGCAACACAAGTATCTGGTACAAATAGATTCTTTAGGTATGAAGGTCTAACATTTAGTAATACTGCTGTAAACGGTGTAACAGTTTCAGGTACTGATGCAATTGAATTGCAGATGGCAGAAACCGCCGGTATTGCTTCATTCGGTAAGATTGATGTCCAGTTCAACATGACTGGTATTGCAATTCAAGATTACTATGTAAGTGGTGGTAATAACGTATACTTTAATACTGCAGTAACCATTCCTCTATCATATGAATCTGTTGATTATACAACCAATAAAATTGTTCTTTCTAGAAATCAAAATGGTTTAGGAATAATTGATTACCTTAAGAGTTATCTTGGTGATGGAACACATACTTCTATTATCAGAAACTTCCCACCAATTACAGCTGATGGTGCATTTGGTGTAAATGCAACAGAAAGTGATGTTAAGTACCTTAAAGCAAAACTACAAACTAGTTTTGATGCAAGTTCACATCAAGACATTAATAAAGATAATTCTTCTGAATATCAAGATCTTAAAGTCACTATCGCTACATCAGCAGAATATGATCAGTGGCCAGATAGAGGTTGTATCTCTCTAAGAGAATACGCAAAAAATGGTACATATTACATTGCAACTTATAAGTACTACAAATCAGGTTATGCTGGTACTGTCGGAACGTTTAAATTAGTAGACAATTACGGCGCTGGTACTAACGAGGCAGGTAAAGTACATAATTATACAACCACTTACAATAATGGATATCCAGGTATAGATTCTGTAAACGTATTCTTTACTGGTACAGATACACTGGCATTTGATGCTGACAGATGGGCGTCTGAATCACCATTCATTCCACCTCTAGATCCTACTAAAGGTGTTGTTGAGGAAGTTAATATTGAGGATGCTATTCTTTATAGAGTTCCTGAGAAAAAACTACCTCTTGCTATTGATCTTGATGAAGATTACTTCGATCAAAGACTACCAAACCCATATAGTTCAAAAGCACTTGGTGTTAACATTCAGGAAAGAAATGAAGTTAAGAGATTTAGTCCTTTATTCTCCTTCTCTCAGTGTAGACAGTGGGCAGAAAATTCTGGATTTAATTCTAGTGATGAACTAGAACTGTTAATGAAACCAGGATATTACAAGTTGGATGGTACTAAATTCCCATGTTCATTAAAAATTAATGGTACTGGAGTTGCAACTTCATCAATATATGCTGGTAAAGAACAAACTAGAACTTCTGCAGGAAGAATGGGTGGATATCTAGAGGATACTGTAAAGAGAGGTGATAGTGTTTACTTATATCGTACATTAGGATTTAGTGCTCAATATGGTGTAGGTAATGATGCAATCTACTCTGGTGTATCTGGGGGACTATCTGCAAATGGTTCAGTGTCACTCAATAATGTCCACGTTATTGGTGTTAACGAATCAATCACTAAAAATGAAATTCCAGATTCTATCTTTAGTACTGATACTAAAACTCAGAATGCTAGAAGATTAGTTAGAAATGCATATTTTACGAAGAGAGATATTATTAAGACTACAGTTACCGGTAACGATGTTTCTGGTAGACCACTTGGTAATACAATTAGTACATCTGGTTTAAACGGTGCAGTTGAGTTGATGGTTAAAGCTTCAACTAATACTGGTGAATCTGGTCATTCAGCTATTGCATATCCTGTTGTTAATAGTGGTGATATTATTGAAAGTAACTTAAATGAAGTTACATACGGTGAATTAAAATCTGCAAGTTTTGCTGATTGTAGATATTACTCAATCTCTATTGATGCATCTCGTTTTGCTAGTTCTGCTGATAATAGAAGAAAATTTGATAGAATGAGAAAATATATTATTCCTGGTACTACAATGTACTGGTTGACGAATGCATCAGATAAAGTTGTCATTGATTCTGATTCTGCTGATGTTTCTAATCTCACTATGTCAACTAAGGTAATTAGTGTCAGGAGACATTTACCTTCAACTAGTTTAGATTTTGACGGCAGTTCGCAGGAAAGACTTGAAATACTAGTTTCTGTTTATCAAACTGCTTCAGCTCAAACTAATGGAAATTCTAGTTCATATACAAACTCTGTTGAAGATTTAAATCCAGGTTCCTGGACCGGAAACCTCAGAAAAATTGTATTTGAAAATGAAGATGGTGCAGAATACACTACATTAACTCTTAACTGGGGACAAGAAGAAAGAAGAAGATATCTTCCAAAAGGTATTATGCATGAGGGTGGATATCAAGGACCAATTCTCAAGAGAGTTGTTACAGCCGTAACTGGTAATGGTACATCTACTAATACATTAGTTGTTGATAATTTTGAAGATGTTTCAGTCGGTGATAGAGTAGTTTGGAGAGACGTTAATGGCGTTGATCAATTAAATGGTTTTAGAGTAACTTCTATTGCAACATCTGTTGCTAATGGTGGTTATCTCCTAACCCTATCTGACTTTATTCCAAATACAGTTGTAATACCAGTTGGTGGTGTTCTATCATTTACTAAATTCAACGTTTTTGGAGATGAAATTTCTAAATTTGATATTCCAGAAATCTATGGTATCTTGAATGGTAAAGAAGGTTCTAATATTCTATTGGTAATTGATAGAAATCCAAATACTATATATGATTCAGGTATTCAATCATATCCATTTGGATCTGGCGGATTTGGTCAAAGTCCAACTCAACTTATTCAACTTAAGGGAACCAATTCATATACCAGTGGTACTGATGGTAGAGAAAGAGCATCTGTAGAAGATAACTTACTCGCATTCAGTAAGCGTACAGCTTCTTATCAAAGAATTCGTGGTATTCCCGATAATAGATATATCTATCTTGATATTGCTCCGGAAGATTTTGCTGGTTCATCTGATGTACTTTCTGGTTCTGGATCATCTAATCCAGAAAATGAAAGTGTAGTTAACTACATCGAAAACGCTGGAATTCACAAAGATATTCTCAGTCTGTTTGGATCTTACACCCAACAATCAATTAAGAATGCAGGTGCTCTAGGAAGAGGATATGTACCTACAACTATCACTTTTGCTAATGATTATGTTGATGGTACAATTGAAACTAAGATTGCTACTCAATTAGCATCTAACACTGCATTGGCAAATACCAGAAGGTATAATAGCAGATTGAGAGTAGTTATGTATCCAATCAACGCAGCTGCTATCACTGCAGGTACTAAGAGTTGGAGATTCTATGCTTCAATCAATTCATCAACAGGTGCTATTAATTCTATTAAAACCTATTGGTCTAGTGGATCTCCTACTGCATCAGACGTATTGAATGGTGAATATAGATTTGAGGTTATTGATGGTCGTGGATATGTTCTATCTCCATCAGGTCGCACTGTAAGTACGAGTAGTGGTCTTAACAATCTAAGTTCTTCAGATTTCTTGATGGTTGCGAAGACAAATCTACTTGCTGGTGCTAGAGTTGATCCAACAAACGATTCAGTTTCTGATGGTTCTCCATATATGGAATCTGTAGGTACTGATTCCTTCGGTGATAACGATCCTTTAACTGCTACTGGTAAGAGACTCTTTAATTCCTGGCCTAGAGCATATAGATCATTCAGAAGAAGAGTTCCACTTGCTGGTATGCCAGTAAATGGTAATTATCAGAGTACATTACTTGCCGTTGATGCTATTCCTGGTTCCGATTTCCAATTAAATCTAACCGGAGTTACAATTGGTGCTCAATCAGTTGCTGACTCAAGAGCAAATACATTTGGTGGTGGTTATCGTGGTGGATTGATTAAGTGTAGAGGTGCTCAACTAACACTTAATGGAACTAGATTTAGAGGAAATCTATCTCTAGATTGGACTGGTATTGGAACAACCGGCGGCCGTGCTGCAGCAGCAAACGCTTTTGTTGCTGGTCACTCTATTGAGATGTTCCAGATGGAAGATCAAAATAGTTTCAAACAAATTGGTGGAACTAGACCAGCATTTGCTATTACAACTTCTGGTGATGATGAAGAATTTAGACAGTTATCTGAATTTAACCCAGAATCTAATATTTACTTAGAACCAGGTAAAGATCCATATGGTACATTGTCTGACGGAGATGCAAGAACATTCCCACTGAGAACAAAACAAGCAATTAGAAGATTTAATAAGTCACCTAATTCTGTTATTCCATGGTCTGGTGAATCTGCAATCTCTTCTGGCGATCTCTTAACTAAAGTTGCGCTATTTGAAAGATATCAAACACCGTATACAATCGTATATGATTATCCACATAGTGCTGGTGTGCAATCAGAATATATTGCAATTGGTGCAAACCATGCTGTTCAGGATGCTGATAAAGCTTCTGCTGTATACCTAAGGTGGAATGATAGTAATTCAACAGTTACTACATATACAGTAACTGGTTCTGGATCAAATATTTCACTACCAAGAAGAAGTCTTGGATTCTTTGTTGCGAATAATGCAGCTGGTTTAGATGTTCCAGCAAATATTTTCTTTGGTTCTAATGCAACTAGACTTGTTAAGTCTGACAATATTGAAACTTCTTATGCTAATGTATCTGGACTCAATATTGGTAATACCTATAATATTAGTAATTCTGGTACTATAACACAAAGTGAATCTGGTGCATATGTTTTTGTTAACGTCTCATATGACCGATCAAATGCATTTACTTCACTATCTAACGCTGCAGGTACAAACATTAATGTTAATACCGACTATTTAAATGCTAGAAGATATAATTATGTTTCTACAGTAACTTCCAGATATCAAAAAGTTACTCAAAATAGAACTGCAAAATTAATTGTCGCAGAAACTTCGGAAACTACAAATTATTCGGAACCAGCAAACTATTCTGTATCAAATGAAGATGCAGTATTTAGTAGTTCCTTTACTACATCTACAGTTCTTGATCTTGTTAATGTTAGTGATCCATCTGGAACAACTAAAGGTAGTGCTGTAATTACAACTGATTCAAGTAATAGACTAACAAGTCTTTACATCACTGATCCTGGTGTTGGACATCAAACTGGTCAACAGTTAAGACTAAGACAATCAGGAAGTAATACTGATTTATCTACTTTCCAACTTACAGTAAGGTCAAACTATTCAGATGAAGATTTCACTATCTTCAGTCCAGGTGAATATAAAGTAATGCTACCCAAAAATTGCTTTATCCTTAATTCCATTGAGAGTGGAAACAGTGCAAAAAATCTAAAACAACAAATCAATAGAGCAAAATCAATCTTCAAACCAGGTAGTTACATTCTATATGGTGGACTATACTATAAGATTGCTAGAAGTGATTTAGCTAACAATAAATCATATATCGGTGTTTACAGATATGTAAACTCTGATAATATAACTGACATTAGAGCAGATATTGTAGTTGAGTTGGAAGATGGGGACCAAGTTCCTACTTATCCACAAAATACTAGATTTGATCTATTCGATTATGACAATATCTTAGATTACTGGCCAACATCTGGTAGAGTTGTGATTGGCAAACGAGAAACATGTGATTTCTCTAAAGGTGGTTCATCTGGTGATAATAAAGGATACGAAATCAGACTTAGTAGAAGTATGACTAAGTACTGGCCACATTACATCCGTGACTGGGAAGGTCTTGATCCAAACAACTCAACTGATGATGCTGTTGCTTCTGAAGCAATTATTCCAACTGAACTTAGACTCTCTGACCCAGTTGATGTTACTTGTTATGGCTTGAAGCGATTCTCTTCTGCTGGTGATTCAACTGCTCTTTCTGCACCATTTGCTGCAGAAAGTCCATCAGATATTACAGAAGTTGATGCAGGTATTTGTTATACAACTCCAACTGGAGTATTGACTGATCAGACCGCTGTTGTTAGTATTACTTCATCCGCTGAAAATATTAATGCTGATTTTGAAAAACTATCGATTGGTCAAACAGTAACTATTCCATATAGGAATATTTCACAAGACCAAAGTACCAGTAATTGGAATAACTTTGTTGTTACCGTTGGTGATCCACAGGGTGATAAAGGAACAAATACATCAACAAACAAAGAAGGAGATAGATTTATCTCTGGAACATTTAGAACCACCCAATCTACTGTCGGTGCAAATGATCAACAGACATTTAACATCCATGGTAAAAATACAAATGATACAAGTCTTTATGAATATATTAGTCCTCTAACTGCTGCACAATTTGCCCCAAATAGATTATCAATCAGTCAGTTTAATCAAAGAGGATTTAGACAAAGAGGTAGTTACCTTGGTCTCCGTGCTGGTGTTTCTTTAACTACAGCTCAAGCTGATTCTAATGGTACTGGTATAGCAAGTAATTTGGAAGGTGCATTGCACTTTACAATTTCTCCTGGATATTCCAGACAGATGCAAAGAATATCAACTTGGGGTACATACACCGCAACATTTGAGAAAATTAGTACATCCACTGATGAATTTGAAGTTATTATGGATGTAACTAATGTAGCTGATGGCGGAATCTATAAGGGTCAACCAATTTATAGTAATTGTACTACGCCAACTCTTACTGTTACTGGTAGTGCTGGTAATTGGTCTACATCTTATAGTGCAGGTTCATACTCTTCCAGTGATTTAATTGGATATGTTGTTGGTATGAGAGGTGACACCATTACTTCCACAGAAGGTTCTCAGGGTGTTGTAGAAGGTTATGAGGATGGTCTTGAGTTAACCGGTGATGGTGGAACAGGAAAATACAGAGTTCTATTATCAACAGCATATGGTTCTGGTGCTGGTCCATTTGGTGAACTAACATTCAACCAATCTTCAAACACTAAAACTGCTTCTGCAACAATACATGGTAAACAAGATTCTACCGATTACTTCCCATATGGATCTAATCAAGGTATGTGGTGGAATGAACCAGGTTCTGGTGTTTATAGACTCATCTTCAAGAGAATAGTAAGAGATGATGGAACTAACGTTGTATATTTCCGATATTCAAATGGTCAAGGTAGAGGATTGTCTGATGTTGGTTCTAGTGGATATTCTGGTGGTACTTCTCTAAATTCTGGTAATTATGTACTCATGTATTATCAAGGTTACTATGACAATAGTATCAAACTCAGGTTGGATAAACCCCTATCAACTTCTATTCCAGAGGGAACTAAACTACGTATAGCTCCTACTCCAAATAGAACTAACAAGTCTAATGAGAGTAATTTCTTATTCAAGTCTAAAATTATAGACATGAAGAAAGTTGGAAGTGGTGCAAATGCCAGAATTAGAGTTTATCTTGCTGATCCACTACCAAGAGAAAATTGGCAGAGAGGTGTATTTGGTAGTGAAGAAACACTACAAGCTAACACCGCTGATTCACCAGTTAAGACATTTGGTATGATGTATGTTAATGATGGTGGTTGGACTTATCCTAAGACTGGTGGTAGTTCATTCCGTCCTGGAAATGTTAACATTGAAAAAGATACTAAAGGTAGATATACCGATAAAAATGGCACTGCAAATGGCGCTGCTGAGATTGGTACTCACTCCAATGAAATTTGGTTACCTAACCGTAGTGGAAGAGTTAGAGCAGGTGATATCCTATCATATTCATGGGAGGATATTTTAAGAGTTAATTCTAGAAATGGTATTGATTCCTATAGTGGTCAAGATGATTGGTCAAATGCTGCTTTGACTTCTGCAACTAATACATCAACTGTTACTCTCGGTGGTAGTAATGCTGATAAGTTAATAACAGTCTTACGTCCTGGTTATCAACTCTTTGCTAATAATGGTGATGAAATTGGAACAATTTCTGCTATTGGTACTGGTACTATAACTTTAACAGAAAACGCTAAGGTTGCTGTTAGTGGAGTTACCAACTGGACATATACTTCAACTGGTAAAGTAATTAACTATACTGCAACTATTAGTGAAGTTGCAGCTCCAGATAGTCATGGTTATTCTAAGTGTACTATAAGTGCTGGATCAAATCATATCTTGCATGGTAGGATGCACCTCAAGTTGAAAGATCTACTTGCTACTATTGATGAAGTTTATGTAAGTCATAGACTAGGTAACTTTGTTAATGATGGTCCTATTGTTAAGACGTTTATTTACTCTGATACTGGCGTTAAGTTAAGTTTCGGTGAGTATAGAATGTGGTATGAAAATTACAATAACTATATCCGACCAATTGATAGAACACGACAGGCGATGTCTGGTAGACAGGGATGGGTTGGTAACTTTGGATTAACAACCACTGGTAGGAGAGCAGTTGGTATACAACTAAATGGTGCTTCTTCAATTCAAAGAGGAAGACAGTATAATAGTGGTATGTGGTTAACTGCTGTGCCTGTACATGCATGGTGGGAAACAACAAGTTATGCAACTTATATGTTGCAGTCTGATCAATCTAGTTCTATTGAAAATAACTATGTTGCAACTCCTACACCAATTGCATACGATGGCGCCGGTACACATAAAATATATGCTCTTAACCACACAAAACTAACAACTGGTTCAGTTTATAGTGCAGTTAATACCGGTAATTCTGATATTGGTGCTGGTTCATTTGATACACAACACTACAGATTGTTGTCTACGAATACAAAACTTAAGTATTCTCTACAAAATGGAACTGTAAGTGCTACTGGTGCTGTTAGTGGTGGTGATTCTGCTAGATTGTCTGAACAATTTGCAATTAATAATGTTATTACCTACAAGGTAACTCATGGAAATGACTCATCTGGTATTAACGTTGGAACATTAAATGTAACTGATTCTGAAACATTCACTGCAACATCTGGTACTAAACACTTGATTCAGGTTGGTGATGTAATTTATGATGGTGCTCCATCAGGTTTAACTGGTGTGAATGATAGATATGTTGGTATAGTTAAAACAGCTGATTATAGTGGTAATGGAACGTTTACATTAACACAAAAAACTGCTAATACCAATTTTACTGGTTCTAATTCTAACTGTTTCATACTTACTTCTAGAGGATTCATCACTAGTGGTACTGACGGTGCTAATATTGCTGGTGGTGGTTTAGTATTCAGTGGTGATTCTGCTTCAACTGTCACTTTAACAAGTGTTGGTGGTAGTTCCTCTTCTCCTAATATTATTGCTAATAATACACCAGGGTTCAATAAGTACAATATTAGATTTAATATTGACCGAAGAGTTTACAATCAAACTACCCTGATAAATACTTTCGGTAACTTACAATCTGTTAATGGATCTGACAACGCAAATAAAGTTGTTGATGTCAGATTTGGTGATCTTGCTCAATTTGCATCACCTATGATCAATGTTGAAGTAACTAGATTCAATGCGAAAACTCACGTTGAATCTTCGATCTCTGTTGTAGGTGCGAATTTACATATTTAATAAAAAAATTGGAGTTGTTAATGTCTTATTTTCTGACTGATAAACAAGAATATGAATTAAATTTATTCTTGGATGAACAAAACAAAAAAGTGTATGAAGAGCAAATGAAATCAGACGATATTCCTTCAGAATTGAAGGAATTCGTTAAAAAAACAGAGGAGTCTGGTACTCCTCTGCCCGTATTTGATCCAACATATGGATATTATACGGTGTCATTTACACCATGTAAAGACGGTAATAGAATTTATGCCCATCATCATTTGTCAAATGAATCGAAAGCAATTTATGATCCAGCAAATGGAGTAACTATTATTGATGATGAACAAATTGATGTGAACCCAACTGAAGAAATTGAATCATCTTTTAAGTATGATGATGATCCAACAGAATTTTCAGTTGAAGGTGGAGATGTATTAGAAAAATTAGATTCTCTCAATGCAGATGAATTTAGTGATATTGATATTGATAATTATAGTCCGCCTGCAGATGTATTAAAAAATTTACAGATAGATAACGAAACAGAAAATCAATAAATAGAAGAGGGATATATATCCCTCTTTTTTGTAGGTATATACCTAAATTCGGAGATTGAGCTAAATGGCAACAACAATCAAATTAAAGTCTAGTGCTAGTGCTAATGCAGTACCCACTTTAACCAACTTATCTTTAAGAGAACTAGCAATTAATACTGCTGACGGAAAATTATACGTTAGGAAAGGTGATGGATCAGATCCAGGAGATACAATCATAGACTTGCATCAGAGATCTGTAACAGAAGCAGTATCAGACGCTCTCGCATTAGCCATCGCGTTAGGATAATCCCCCATGGCTAATACATTTAAAAGTTATACAGAAGACGGAATCGGTACTTCCGAAGCAACAGCTTATACAGTTCCAGCTGCAACTGTAGCAGTCGTAATTGGTTGTAATATTGCCAATGTAACAGGTGACCAGATTACTGTTGATGTTAAATTAGATAAATCTAATGCTGGTGGTCAAGATGATGCATGGATTGTAAAAAATATTCCAATACCAAATGGTTCAGCATATGAATTTAATGCTGGAAATAAAATTGTGATGCAAACTGGTGATGCACTTAAAATAACCTCAAATGTTGCTTCTAGTGCGGATGTTATAGTAAGTGTACTAGAACAGACCTGAGGTAACTAATGGCATATGTAGGAAGGAAACCCACATCAGGTGAAATTATTTTATTTAATTCCATTGAAAGTCAATTCAATGGAGTATTAAATGAGTTTACTCTTCAGAGAACTGTAAACGGTGTATCTCAGACTTATTATCCAGCAACTACTAGACAGTTGATGGTATCACTTGGTGGTGTGTTACAGGAACCAGATACAACTGGAAATCAAGGATTTAAGATTAATTATGATAAAATTGTTTTTGCTGTAGCTCCAGCTGCTGGTATAAAATGTTTTATTATTTCGTATGGACATATCATTGATCTTGGTAGTCCAGCTGAAGGTACTGTAACACCAGATAAATTATCTACTGGTGGACCTTCTTGGACAACGGCTGGTTTATTAACTACTAGCGCTTTATCGGTAACAAATACAGCAACTATTGGCACTTTAACCGTCAATACCTCTGCAACTATTGCATCAAACACGATAATTAATACTAGTACTATTACCACTCCACCGATTCAAATGAATCCAAATGCTGTGAGTGTTAATACAACTATTCCAGTAAATTATAATGCAGAAACTATAGGGCCAAGTGTTTCTGTAAATTCTAATATTTCAGTAACTATAAATGGTCAATGGACAATTACTTGATAAATAACTCTAAGAAAGGAACAAACAAATGAGTACCGTAAACGTAAATCAAATTAAAAATCTAAATGATAATGTTACAGTTGACATCTCCACTGATAATAAAGTAGTTGTTAGTGGTTCTAATAATTTTACTGTAGATGCTGATGGTGATGTAGGTGCAACTGGTAATATTGGAGCTGGTACGGTATCTCCGACAGTTGCTGTTGATGCAAGAAATAAAACGGATGCAATTGCACTACCAAGAGGAACTACTGCACAGAGACCTACTGCAGTCGCTGGTATGATGCGCTGGAATAGTACAACAGGTGCAGCGGAACTTTACAATGGTGCTGAATGGATTGAAGTTATTACTGATTATATTCCTAGTGGATCTACAATTTTAGGTTGAGGTAAGATATAATGGCAAACGAATATTTACAAAGAACTCCTACCAGTAGTGGTAATCGTAGTGTTTTTACTTGGAGTGCATGGGTAAAAAAAACTGAGAATAGTGGTGGTTTTGGCAGATTCTTTGAGTCTGGTGCAGTTGGAAATAGAACATATTTTACCTATACAGATTTAGATGAACTAAGATTTACTGAGCAGGCATCTAATGCAAACAGAGATAGTCTTGTATCAAATTACAAATTGAGAGATAGTTCATCAATATGTCATGTGATGATTGCTGTAAATAGCACATTATCAAATGGAGATGACAGAGTAAAGATGTATATTAATGGAAGTTTAATAAACAATCATGGGATTTCAACTAATGATCCTCCAGCATTAAATGCACTATTTAAACACAATGAATCAGGTGAGGTGCAATACATAGGAAACTCTGCAAACCAAGCAGCAGACTTTCAAGGATATATGTCTGACGTATTCCATGTAGATGGTCAAGAACTAACACCAGAGGTATTTGGATATTATAAAAAAGGAACTGGTTATCTTTCATGTGGGTCAGAACAAGCAACTGATTATAGAGAAGGACAATGGACTCCAAAACCACCAAAAATTATTAAGTCAATAATTAATGCTAAAGGTGGATTTGGTCAAAACGGATTCTATCTGCCTATGAATGATAGTTCTAATCCTGGTGTTGATTTTCACTGCACTCCCAATAGTATTGTTAAGTTAAAAGGTGAAAATTTTGATGAATATCAACAACCACTTAGTGGTGCTCCCGAAACTTCTGATGCATATGTTAGTCAGTTGAGATCAGACCCTAATGCTGCTAACTTAGTTCTTGCTGTTCCTGGTGCTTCTACTGCGACTGGTGCTAATCTGGTTACGAATGGAACTTTTGGTACTAATACTACTGGTTGGACTTCACAGGATGCAACATTATCAGTTGATAGTGGTAGAATAAAAGTTCTTACTACTAATACTAATTACGGTAGTGCTCTTCAAACTGTAACTGGATTGACGGTTGGACAAAGATACACCTTCCAAGTGGATATGTTTTATGGAAATGCTTCAATGGTTACCGCAATAAGTGGAGCTTCACCAAGTATTAATTCTGGGTGGCAAAGTGCAGATTATGTATGGAGAGCATCATTTACTGCAACTACAACTTCATTGGTAATAGACTTTCAGATGGCGAGTATCAATGCTGTCTATGGTTTTTGGGATAATGTAGTTCTCAAACAAGAAGACACACCAAGAGATTACTCTGCTGATATCAAAGGTAGTGGAACTAATAAAACTCTCGTTCCATTTTGCGCCTCATCTACAAATAAACCAAAACCGGGTGTTAGTTATAATCTTGGTGGTTATTATGGAAGCGCTATGTTTTTTACAGGTGATGCTGCTGAATTTAAATTACCAAGGGATGACGAGGACTTGAATTTGGGTGGATCAGACTTTACTATTGAAGCTTGGGTTTACCCAAGAGGTTTTAACCCAAATCAGGGTGATTGGCTTGGTAAAAATGGTGGAACAGGAACTAATTCTGATCTTGAATATGGATTTTTGTCTGACGGCAGAGCGGTATTTTATCACGGTGATGGATCAACTTATAGTAGAACTGGTCAAAATGGAATAACTTTAGCAACTGGTGTTGTACCAAGTAATCAATGGACTCATATTGCTTCAGTAAGATATGGAAATATTTGGACTGTTTACGTAAATGGAGTTGCATCTGGTGTAATAGAAGGGTTTCTGAATGGCAAATCTATGCCTGGAGAAGCAGATCTTGTTATTGGTTCTGACGGAACTAGTGTTGATACTAATTGGCATTTTGACGGTTTTATACAGGATCTCCGTATCTATAAAGGTGTAGCAAAGTACAAAAATAGTTTTGATATAGCAAAACATTATACACCAATAGGTATTGAGACTTGGAGAACAGTTGCTGATACTTGTAAGAATAACTTTGCTACTTGGAACCCTCTTCTTGGCAGAGGTAGACAAGATCAAATGACATATAGTGATGGCAATCTAAAAGTTGTAAGTGGTGCTACTGGCGGATTTGACGTAACTGCTGCAGCAACTATGGCAATTAAGGGTAAAATATATTGTGAATTTGTTTTGACATCAAGTGCTATTGGTGCTTATGTTGGTGTGATGAAGTATGACACATCCCTTACAAACAATGGTATTGACACCAGTGGAACTAGTGACATTTGGTTAGTTCGTGGAGATAATGGACACAAGGCTAATGGTAGTACATCTGCTTATGCTGGTGGTGCGTTTTCTAACGGTGATATAATTATGATGGCTGTTGATATTGCTAACACATCTATTTGGTGGGGTAAAAATGGAACCTGGTTTGCCTCAGGAAATCCAGCAGCAAATAGCAATGCAGGATACACTAATTTACCAACTGATATAGACCTATTAACTATATGTGGTGACAACTACAGTTCTGAAACGCCAACCATCATAGCAAACTTTGGTCAGAACCCATCATTCTCTGGAACTACAACATCAGGAACTAACGCAGATGGTAATGGTAAGGGACTGTTTAAGTATGCCCCTCCAACTGGTTTCCTAGCATTGTGTACGGACAACTTACCTGATCCTGTGATTGCTGATCCTGGTAAGTACTTTAAGACTGTGCTTTATAAAGGAAATTCTTCTTCAGATGCTTCTGCACGATCAATTACTGGTGTAGGGTTTAAACCAGATTTAGTTTGGATAATGCCAAGAAATAATTCTGGTAATCATTTTAATGCTGTTGTTGATTCTGTGAGAGGACCAAATATAATACATAGTACTAATAGTGCAAATAGATTAGAAAGTACTAGAACCAGACAACTTATGTCATTTGATGATGATGGTTTTACTATTGGTGATAATTCTGACGGTGGAAGCTATGTAAATATAGATTATAATTATGTTGCATGGTGTTGGAAAGCAGGTGGACCTTCATATAAAAATACTAAGGGAACATTAACTTCTCAAATATCTGTAAACCAAACTGCAGGGTTTAGTATTGGCACATATACTGGAAATCGTACTGCTAATCAATCCATCGGTCATGGACTTGGAAAACTCCCATCAATGATAATTTTAAAGGAAAGGAATGCTAATAGTGGATGGAGTGTATACAATAGTTCTAGAGGAAGTACTAGAGTAAGTTATATTAATATAACGGATAGTGAATATACTGAGACAGATAGTACTGCTTCTTGGGCTCTAACAGATCCAACTTCTGATGTATTTTATGTTGGTAATAATGGAGCAACTAATGATAACAATCTCATCTTCTATGCATGGACAGAAATAGAAGGTTTCAGTAAGTTTGGAAGTTTTACTGGAAATGGAAATAACGATGGTCCTTTTGTATATTGTGGATTTAAACCAGCCTGGGTTATGTTAAAAAATACAAATGATTCTAGTCATTGGTGTATATGGGATTCAGCTAGACAATCAATTAATGAACAGCAAGATGCAATGCGACCAGACGCTGGGCCGTTCTCAGAAACTAATGGTTTTCAAATGGATTTTCTTTCTAATGGATTTAAAGCAAGAGATAATGAAACGAGTGTAAATGGAGATAACGATACGATGATTTTTGCTGCTTTTGCTGAATCGCCATTTAAGACATCAAATGCTAAATAAATACAATCATAAGAGATAACATAAAATGGCAGAATTTCTACAAAGACATCCTACTAGTATTGGTAATAGACAAAAATGGACTTTGAGTGGTTGGATAAAAATTAATAATGATTTTGGATCCAGTAATTACAATACTATATGGAGTGTTGCTGCTGGTACGAGTTCAAATAATAGTGATAGATATCACTTATATCATTACAGTGATGGTAGATGGGCAGTTACTGGTACTACTTCTATCTCACAAATTTTTACTCTTCCATCAGGCTCATCAGCGCATAGTAGAGATCCTAGTAGTTGGATGCATTTTTGTCTTTCTTTAGATACGACAATTGCTGCCATAACTACAGAAAGAGTTCATAGATTTTGGATTAATGGTGTAGAATATGAAACTACTGCATTAAATCTTGGCGGAAATAATAAACTTGCAATCAATGGACCATATCAACATTATATTGGAGTAAGAGATAGTAGTTCTGGTAGAGCATCCGAGGTTCAAATATTTGACATGTATTTTGTAGACGGTCAAACATTAACCGCTGATGATTTTGGTTTTAATAAAGACGGAGATGGTTATATTTCTGCTGGTGGTATAAAGTCAACAGATTTTAGAGAAGGACAATGGGTTCCAAGAGCGCCCAGACAAATTAAAAAAATTGTTAATGATATTGGTGGATTTGGTCAAAACGGATTCTATCTGCCTATGAATGATAGTTCTAATCCTGGTGCTGACTTCCATTGTGACTCTAATAGTATAATTACACTAAAAGGAGAAAACTTACCACAACCACGTAATGGTGCTCCTGAAACTACTGATGATTTTGTTAGTCAGTTGAGACAAGAAACAGGAGAACTTGGTTTTGATGGTGTTGTTAAGTTTGATGGTGCTGGAGATTATTTAAGTTTACCAAAGGCATCTTTCCAAATGCTCCATAAGTTGACATCTTCATGGACAATAGAGGGGTATATATTTAAAACAGTAGACGCTCAAGGAACTATATTTGATACTGGTGGTTCATCATCAGCAACAATAGGAACTGCAGTTTATATTAATAGTGGTGGTGATTTTAGATTAAGAGTAAGACAAGCACTCTCTGGAACAGTAGTATCTGAAAATTTACCTGGATCAGTAGCACTTAATAGATGGCAGCATATTGCAGTATCTTATGATGGAACTTCAATAAGAATTTTTGTTGAAGGTAGATTACTTAAAACCGTATCTTATAATACACAAAGTTCTACAGATTCAACTCAAGATTTTAGTGTTGGTGTATATGATGCTGGTGGTGGCGGTGGTCTTAGTGGATATTTTACTGGATTTATTTCCAATTTACGTGTACTTGATGGCACTGCACTTTACACTTCTGATTTTACAGTACCAACAGAACCACTCACAAATGTAACCAATACAAAACTTTTGTGTTGTAATTCAACAAAAGCACCAGAGTCTGCTACTGTTGCTCCTACTATTGGAACATATGTCCAAAACTGGACTGAAAATACTAGTTCAGACCTTGATGGTTATAATGGTATTAGTGCCATATATGATGGTCAAATTGGAACCAGTAATAGAGGTGGTAATAGTAGTTCTCATGATGGTAGTTATGAAACATTATTTGATGGACAATCAGTTGCTGTCTCATCTACTATTGAAATTTATTGGAACGGAGTTGGTGCTGGCCAGAGAGTTATTAGAGTTAATGGAACAACGGAAATTAATGGTGGATCAGGTGCATTAACTCCCGGATGGGATTCTCATAGTTTCAGTGGAACAGTAACTAAACTTGAAGTTAAGACCGCAAATACTGGTTCATATGGAATAGCTGCTGTAAGAATTGATAGTAATATTCTTACCACACCTTTAGAATCATATGGTGATGTCTTTGCAACCAGAAATGAACTCAGTGGATCTATTGTCCTTGCTATTCCTTTCATTTCTGGTGGTCAGGGAACCGGTAATCATGCTGGTGCTGGTGATTATTCTGCTGATATTAAAGGTAATGGAACAAATAAATCAGTAACCTTAAACGGATCATTTTCTGTTGGTGAGTGTCATTCGTATTATGGTTCTGCATTGAAGAGTAGTTCTGGCAATAGATGGGTTTCAGTTGCAGCACATGCTGATTTTGCTAACTTATATGATATTGATCACACAGTTGAATTTTGGTATAAAAATAATGATTGGAGTGGTGGATACCTTCCTCACGCTGATATTATTGGATTACATGTACCTGGAAGTGGAAGCGTTGCCTTTAGAATAACTTTCACTGATAAAAATTCAACAAGCGAAGACGGTATACAACTATTTGGTGATCACACCATGAATACTGGAGATCATGTTCTTAACAATAATTGGAATCATTGTGCCGTTGTCCAAGAAAATGGTTTTACTTCAATATATGTCAATGGAGTTGCTTGTCATAGACAAGGGAATAAATATGGATATCAGGCACACAAAGCATCAACTGGACCAATAATTATTGGCGCTGATCCTAGATTACAGACTCAAGATGGTAGTAGTTATAGGTGGGGTGGTCAACTACAAGACATTCGTATCTATAAAGGTGTAGCAAAATATAGGGGTGGTTTTGATGTTCCTAACCCATATTACCCAGTAAATGTTGATAATTGGAGAACAGTTTCTGATAATTGTAAGAATAATTTTTGTACTTGGAATCCTTTAGATGATAGTGTAAATATTGGAGGTCAAGGTAGCATTTCTACTCTTTCTGATGGTAATTTAACATCTGGGTCGGGCAGTAACACTAGCGTTCACGGTACTGTTGGAGTTACTTCTGGTAAATGGTATTATGAATCAATGTTTAGTGTAGGTTATAATAATGCTGATGGACTTGGATTTGTTGCACAACATGAATATGGAGTCAATGGAACACAACTCGGTGGATATGGAATTATTATGAGAGATAATGGTGGTTTCTACTTAGGGAATGGACAATCTAGAACTGATCCACCTTTAGGAACAGCTACACGATGGTTAAAAGGTGATATTATGGGAACATCTATAGATATAGAAAAAAGAGAAGTAAAATTTTATAAAAACGGAAATTATGTAGAAAAATCAACTTACTCTTTCCCGAGTCATATAGATGATACTGCTGTTTGGATGCCTTGCGTTTTAAATAGAACAGCAGGATATGTTTACACAAATTTTGGACAAAATCCAACATTTATAGATAAACAAGCAGTAGATAGAAATCGACTCAATACTAGTAATTTAAACAATGTTTGGCATCAATCAAGTAATCCATCAAATTATACTGACTGGAACATTAGTAATGATGGAAAAAATCTTTCCGTAACAGTACCTGGCTCATCAGCTGCTAGGGCATATCTCCTAGAAGGTGATGGAACAATTGACCCAAAGAAAAAATATTTGGTATCATTTAATTATGTTACTGGTCCAAATGCCTCTACAGGATTAGGTGTTCAGGCTGGGTCTCCTTTAAAATATTTAACTTCAACAAGTGGATCTTCTTCCCCCAATAGTCTTTCTTCAGGAAATAAGTACGCTTTTATAGTTCAAGGGAATCAATTTTCAATTACTGGTTTCCAGAATTCAACATACGAATTAAATAATTTTGTTATATCTGAAATTACTGAAGGATATTCGGATGTAAATGGGAAGGGTAAGTTTCATTATCAACCACCCACAGGTTTCCTAGCATTATGTGAGGATAACTTACCTGCTCCTGCTATTGCTAATCCTGGTGATCACTTTAAGACTGTGCTTTATCGTGGTGATGATAATAATGGTCACTCTATTACTGGTGTTGGATTTCAACCAGATTTAGTTTGGATTAAAGAAAGAGCTCCAGGCAGCTCATCACACCAATGGCATGATTCTATTAGAGGTGCTGGAACTGTACTTATGACAAATTCAAACGAAAATGAAAGTTATTCAGCATCATATCTATATTCACTAGATTCTGATGGTTTTACTCTCGGAACTTCTGGTGGTATAAACGCATCTACAGATGACTATGTTGCCTGGTGTTGGAAGGCTGGTGGTGCCGCAGTATCAAACACTGATGGTAGTATCACATCAGAGGTAAGTGCTAATCCAACTGCTGGATTTAGTATTGTAAGTTTTACAGGAAATGCATCAAATTCCACAGTTGGTCACGGATTAGGTAAAACACTAAAATTTATCATACACAAAAATAGAGATAATGATGGTGACTGGTATGTTTATCACAGTTCTCTTGGAGCAACTAAAAATTTAAGACTTAATCAACCTCTCTCGGAGCTTACAACATCTAACTTATATAATGATACAGAACCAACATCATCTACTTTTGCTTTAGGAACTTCTGGTGGTAGTAATGCTAATAATGACAAATACATTGCTTACTGTTGGTCAGAAATAGAAGGTTTTAGTAAGTTTGGGAAATATGAAGGGGATGCTGATACAGCTCAAAATGGACCATTTGTATATTGTGGATTTAAACCAGCATGGATCATGCTAAAAAATACTAGTGATGCTGGTGCTTGGGTTATGATGGATAGTGCTAGATGTTCTGCAAATCCCAATAATAATCATTTACTCGCAAATGCCTCTAATTCAGAATCAATTAGTAACATGAAAGTAGATTTCCTATCAAATGGATTTAGAATTACAAATTTAACTACAAATTATACAGATATTAACGGCAATCATGATAGAATAATTTTTGCTGCTTTTGCTGAATCTCCATTTAAAACTGCTAACGCCAAATAAATAGAAATAAAAAGAATCTCATGGAACACGTATACAGTATACCATCATTAGTAAATGTCCGAGAAAAATCTGGACATAATAAAGTTGCAGTATCTGCAATTGTTTATATTAACACCAAAGAAACATTTGATCATACTTTTGAACAAACAGAATATGATGAAAAAACTTCAGAATCAAAAACTGTAAGTAAAACTGAATCAAAAACTGTACAACATTTAGATGAGTTTATAGTTAATTTTGACACAACAAATATAGTCTCATCTAAATTTGTTGAATGGGATGACATAACAGAAGAACAAGTTATTGAGTGGGTAAAATCTTCCAAAGATGTATCATCTTTGGAATCTGAAGGTGCCGCAATAGTTGCTGAGAAAAAAGATAAAATTTTAAATCCAAATAAATACAAATTTGATTCTCCAGCAACACCATGGGTAGTTCGTGCTATTAAAGAAGCTGCAGAGGCATCAAAAGCAGAGGAGACTAACTAATGCCATATCTAGGTATATCACCAAATATTTTAGCAGAAAATAACTTAACTAATGTTCAATTAATAGATGACCTTAGTTCTCAGTTTAATGGTAGTACGACTACCTTTAACCTAACAAGTTCTGGAGAAGTATTTCATACAGTTGCTGCTAGAGCAATTTTTATAGTATTGGGTGGTGTAGTACAAGATCCTAGTACAGACTACTCAACTTCCGGTGGTCAAATTACGTTCACAACTGCTCCTCAATCAGGATTATCTTTTGCTGGACGTAAAATTTATGGTTTAAATGAACAACAGGGTGTTAATGATGGTACTGTAACACCCGCTAAATTAAATTCTGGTGGACCATCATGGGACGTAAGTGGTAATACTAATATTGACGGTAATCTTACTGTTGATGGAGGACTTACTATTGGTTCGTCGGCAACAGTAATTAGTAGTAATCACGATTTCCCAACCATCAGACCTACATTAGATCTCAACTTTGCGGCAACGAAAACACTAGACCGCAGAATTACTTTCACCAGAGATAGTCTTGGAACCTTTACTGATGATATGGGTATTGTTAGATATGCTTCTAATAATGTTCCAAGATTTGACCACGACCCAACAACTGGTGAGAGTCTTGGATTGTTGATTGAGGAGAGTAGGACTAACTTAGTTGAATATGGAGATTTTACTACAGGATGGAATGAATATGGTGGCACTGCTTCAAGCACTACAGAAACTGCAGCACCTGATGGAACACTTACTGCTAAAAAAATAACATCCAAGGGTGATGTGTCTACAGCTGGAATATATGATTCGATTCAATATTCATCAAATACTACTTATACTCATACTATGTGGTTGAAGGCAGGAACTGTAACAATAGCAGGTATTACAGTTAATAGTGGTGGTAAGTGGGCTAGTAGTAATTATCCATATATCACAGTTAATTTATCTACAGGAGCGGTTACAGCTTCAGGTGGTGTGTCAGCTAAAGCAACTGCTTATCCAAATGGGTGGTATAAACTAGAAGCAACAGGAACATTTGCTGGTAATACACAAGTTGATGCTATTTGGGTCCATAGTCAAACTGGATCTAGTATGTCGGGTAATACCACTGGTTATTATTATGTATGGGGACCTCAAGCAGAACAAGGTTCTTTCGCAACCTCTTATATTCCCACCAACGGAAGCGCAGTGACTCGTGCCGTAGAAACCGCAAAAATTACAGGAACAAACTTCACAGATTTTTATAACCAGAATGAAGGGACAATAGTATCAGAACATAGTATTGCTACTGGCGTTGCTGCTGGTGATAATACTTATGTTTATCAAGTTGATGATGGAAGTGATACTAATGTTGAATTT